ATTAATTTATCAGCATTTACAGTTCCATCAGGACTTGTTAAAGAATTTGCCGTTATTGTAGAATTTAATTTAGGCCAATAAGCATTATCAAACTGCTCACTATACAAAGCCAAATTAGTTCTCTGAGGCTCTAAAAGTAAAGAAGGACATCCACCACCACCATTTTGATAAGTTAGTCTTGGTACATTTAAACGGTCGGTTGTTGGAAAATAAGGTTTAGCCGTTGAGCCTATGTTTAGTTGTGCGCCCCAAACAATAACACTACCTATTTGTGGGTTGTAAGTTCCAAATATATTTGTTATTGCTGGTCTAATTCCAAAAGTGATTGTAGTGTCTGAAGTATTTGTAACCGTTAATTTTATTCTCCAATAATCACCTGAACTTTCTACACTCTGCGATACCGTCCCATTTTGAGACCTTATAACTGAAGCTCCCGTTTTTGTATTTAATTGTACATATATTTCGTTAAATGATACGCCTTCTGTCCGCAAATAAAATTCAGGAAATCTGCTTTCGTTTGTATCTTTTTTTACAAAAATACTTCCTGAATATACTGTCAAAGCTAATATATTTTTAGTTTGTATAATTCTTGCTTCAGCTGCCGTTAATGAAGTAATTGTGTCAGCCGTTAAAGTTCCATTTGGGGCTATTGTAGTATTAGCAGTTACACTTGCATTTGTTTTTCCCCAAGACGCATCATTAAATTCCTCTGAATATGTAGACAAATTCCAAGGCGTTACCTCAACCAAACCATCGCTATTAATTCTCGTTCCATCGGATGCCCTTGTAAATGACATATCGCCACTTCCGTTGCTTGGGATAACCGAATAAACAGTGTCTTCCTTATATCCGCTTGGGATTAAAACCAAACTTGCTTGCTCTAAAAGTGTACTCATTTCCTTAATGCGTTTAATTTATTTTTCAAACATTCAATACCCTCGTAATAACCACCGTCAGCAACAATCCTTTTTATAAACGGTTGCACAATAGCATTAATGCCCTTGTAAATAGGCTTTAAATATAGTCCTATTCCAAACATATTAGTGGATAAAAACCGAGCCTGAGGTTAATTTAATTTTACCAAATTGCACATCGTTTTTGCAGAACATAATTGAACCTGCAGTCAATGTTTGTGCGTTAATCCCCAATGCGGTTACTTGGTTAGTAACTAAATCGTTGTCATAGTAAATCTCGGCTATTACCGCATCAGCGTTGATGCTTAAAGCACTAAATACTCGTGTAACTGTGGAAGTGCCAGTTACTAATTGACTTCCTACTGCTCCTGAAATTCTTTCTAAACTTGTCATATTATTTTTTTATTTTTTTTATATTTGGGGTATTGCACATTCGTCATAATTAAAAGGAGCTGATACGCTCAAGGTAATTAAATGTCCTGCTATTTTATCTTTAAAATCGTGTACGAATGGGGTAAATGTTGATGTCTTATCCAGGTCTAATTCGGTATGAAGATTAAGAGTCGCAAATAAGTCTAAACCGATTTGAAAAGTATCCGATTCAATTTCTACTTTGTTACCTTCTCCGTCTTCAACCCTATCGCCTATTAAGATATTAAAATTATATATTATATCGTTCCCTGAGATGTTAGAGGGTTGCGGACTAACCCAAAATAAAGGGTATTGCGTAGCTTGAGACGCACTAATCTCCCAAAGGTCGCCATAGCCATAGTCTTTAATTTGCAAATGGTTATCCGCAAAGTCCTTGAAGTATTGATATAAGGTGTTCTTAGTTATCATTTTTTCTTTTCAATGTAAACCATCAACTTCTGCAAGTTCTTCTTAGTGATTTTCTTATTAGCAGTCTTTGCAGTAGGGGTAATATTTTCGCTCATTGTTTGTTGTTGTTCGTCTTGACCTGCCTAAATAAATTCCAGTGCTATATCCTAATTCTCTACTTTGAATATCTTGTAGTTTATTATTGCCTGACATCCATAGAGGGTAAATATTAGAGTTCTCAGCTAAATAACCGCTTAGTCTTTTGCCGTAAAACTCAGCCATACGCCCCCATTTTTGTTCAATCAATTCAAGCTCTCTTTGAGATACTGGTTGTTGGTTGTCGGAGTTTTGTGTTACTACGCCTTTATTAGAGAATCGGTAGTTAAATATTATCGCCCCATCAGCAATGGTTGCGTTGATAATAAAATCTCTGATATACTCGTCTAACAAAGTTTGATTTAAGCCGGTTAGAGTAGATGCGTTGATTTGGTTTGCAATTTCATTGTAAAGGTCACTGCCTAATATTTGTTGAAGTTGTAAATCTTGCACCATGATAATAGTTTGAGCGATTAATTTATCGTCTACGTTATTCTCTATTACACCATATTTTTTAATGGTTGCGGTGGATACGAAAAGTGGTTTTAAACTCATTTCTATTTATTCTTTTTAACTAACACGCTTTCCCAAAAATGGCGACAACTAGGAATATGAGTGACTGTCCCTTTAATAGTCTGCCACCCTCCCTTGTACTTAAACACATCATCGTTATAACCTCTTGTACTTGCTTCATTTTGCATTGCATCTATTTGCGCTCGTGAATATAATTGATTAGCATTTATAAGTTTAATACAAAAATCTCTGCTTGTATCTAAAAGTTTAGGGCTTAAATTAGTTGTATATCTCCATTTAGTTTCCAATCCCACCTCTTGAGTCGGTGGCTCTTGTATCTCTTTAGGAGTTATGCTTATCTCTCCGTTAGTTTCGGTGTAGTCTACAAGTAAAGTATTTGACTTATTTAAGCGTTCTAAACTTTTGTAAATTTCACTTTCTGAAAGTCCTAATTTCTTAGCCAAGTCAGAAATTTTAATCTTTTTATTTTTCTTTATCGCCTCAATTAATTTATCGTCATCTTCTTTAGCGAAATTCTCAGAGTCTGAGTAAACAAAACAAGATTTTACTATTGTGTAATTTTCGGCAGGTTCGCCAATCTCTAAAAACTTAGCCAGGATAAAATCTTCTTCTTGACTGAATGCGCTCGTTTTTAAAGCATCGCCCCCCAAAATTGCAGGTAAGCTTATTAATTGCCTAATTTCGTTAGTAGTTAAACTTTCAAGAATCTTAGGTGCAATTATAGGATTTGAATTTATAATAGTTAAGATGTCATCCTTTTTAACAAGGTTAGGCTTCTCTATCCCTAAACGCATATAAACCATATCAGCAAAAGAATCAGCATCAATTGTTCTGCTTATTACTTCTGAGGTCAACTCTATTCCGATAGGGTCTAAGGTAGTTAATTGAACGGGGTTGCCTATGTAACCATACAAAGAAAGGATATAGTTCATGTCCTCCTCCTCTTCTTGTTGTTTTGGCTTTACATAGGTGTTAGAAAAATGTTCCCAAGACAAATCAAACTCTGACCTGCCTCCACCCAATTCGCCTGGAGTTTTAATTCCAAAAAGTAAACCGTTAGAAACACGATGAGAATAAAGAATCTTATTTATCGTATCCTTGCTTAGTTGCTCGTATTGTTTATCTAAGTCATTAGAACGCAAAGGACTAATTGTCGGAGCGGTTGTGTTTGGATTCTGAAAGTTTAAAAGAATCTCTCCTGCATTGTCCGTTCCTGAAGCTTTACTTTTAAAAGCGTGTTCAATCTCGATTTGCTCTTCGTCATTAATAGCCGTTCCATTAAAGAAAGTGACCATTGTTCCTGCACTAAAGCCCGTTTTAACATTGTTAAGTTGGAAGAAGTTGCACTCAATGTCCGTTTCAATCGGTGTAGCACCGCTATTGTACTCAGGTAATGGGTATATATCACTCGCAGGGTTATCGTCTATTAGGTAAAGGATTTGTTTGCCCTCTCTTTTTAAAGGATTAAACGCTGGTAATGTAACGGTGTCATCAGGTAAGCGACCGTTTGACTTCTTCCATTTAGAATTAGTCGATTGTTCTCTTGTCCATTCCTTGCTAATGTAAAACTCTGACTTATCAACACAAGTTCTAATCGTGTTAAAAGGTTGAAGCTTGACACTTTTCATGTTCCCAAAAACATCCCATTCAATTAAGTAAGCACATCCGCCATAAAGAGTACGTTCAAAGATTTTCTTTCTTGCTAATTCATCAGCCGTCTGAGAATTGTTTATTGAGTTTAGAGTTTTTTGTAAACCTATCTTATCCCCTGACCAATCGGCTCTAATTTTAAAACCTTTACCAAAAATATAAGTTGCCTTACCTTTTATTATCGCTCCGTGTATTCCCGAATTGTTATATAAATAACTTAAGTAGTCTGAATAATCATTGTTCTTACCATAAGGCACATACAACATATTAGGTTGTTTCCTAAATATTGGCGTTTCATTTGCGTATAAAGGGAACTTGCTAAATGAGTAGTTCTTTTTTATTTCTTCAATTTGGCTCATAGGCTTTTCTTGTTAAGGTTGATTCGTTTTCAATCCGTGAAGTCATTGTCTTATCGTAGGTCATTAGTCCGTTTTCAACCACAGTTAAACCAGTAGGCACTAAATTAGTTGAACTTACCTGCTCGTAAACATTGTAGGTGTATTCATCCCCTAAAGGTATCTGAATTTCGCCAATTAAAGGACTCGGAGTTGTAGTCTTAACGATTATATTAAACTTATTATATCTATCCGTGTAGAGGCTCGTATCAGCTGAGATACAATAATACTTTTGCTGAGTCTGATTGTTAATAAACTCAAATAAATAGTTAGGATTGCTAATGGTTACCTTTTCAGATAACGTCAATACAACTACATTACTTCCTAAATTAAGTCTTATCATTACTTATATAATATTTAAAACTTAAATAAGTACAAAAAAAAAGGGAAGCCGTTAAGCCTCCCTTTAATTATTTATTAATTGATTAAATCAAAGAAGTAACTATCGCTTGAGACACGCCCAAAGGATAAGTCTTTTCTTCGCCTGTGAAAGTTAACACAAAACCGTTAAGGTCACTCGCTGCTTTGCCAGTTCCTGCAGTTCCCGTAGAAAGGTCAAGACCATTCTCAGAACCGTACAAGGAGAACAAACCGTTCTTGTCTTTAACGATAAACATCAAAGGCTTTTGAGCAAGTACACGAATTTCGTTACGTTTAGCAACGTCGAACTTATCTAAAGAAAATTCTACGCTTTGCATAATGTAACCGCTTCCGCTTGTAACCTCTCCTGCGTTGTCCGCTTTAGCTTCTGCCGTGTTACGTCTAAGTTCATACTTGTAGAACTTTTTGCCACCCGTCATTGCCATTACAGTTACCGCACCCGCTGAACTTGCGAAAGTAGCCGTGTTTAAATACTCTAATTCTCCGATGTAAACTTCATCGACTCCGCCAATACTATCTCGGCAGTCCAATGTGAATCCAGTTGATAGTAAACAAGCCATGATTATACTAATTTAAAGGTTACGATTTCGTTCGGGAATTTCACCTGAGTTCCCAATTTGAAGTGGATGTCTAACATCATAGTCAAGCTGATTGGATTCTCACGGATGTTGAACATATCCTCGTCAGACTCCAAGTCAGTTCCGATTACAAAGTTTGAAGTTCTACCAAGATGGATGCGGTTAGTACCGTCCAAACCATAGTAAGCTACAACCTTAATTCCAGTTCCTGGCAAGATTAATTCTTGAGATTGGTAAGCGCTTCCGTTTACACCATCATAGTAGAATAAGTTTGCAGATTTCAAAGCAAGAATCAATTTGTCAAAAGTGTCGCCACCTACATAAAACTGCAAATCAGCTTTGCCTTTCAACTTCGCTGGAAGAACTGCCCACATACCGTCGAATATTCCTATTACGTTAGCTGAAGTGATGCCTGTTCCTGTAGTGATACCTGTAGGGTTACCGTTGATTGTAGTTGCACTTGCATCTAAAATGATTTTGTTGAAACCATCAAATTGAGTTAAGTTGCTTCCACCTGAACCACCGATTGCAGACTGCCATAGTGCAGTTTCTTTAGCCTCAGTCAATAAACCTACTAAGAAGTTAGTGAAGTCAGCTTCGAATGCAATGTAGTCATACATAGTGCCTGGGCGCAATGCTCTTTCAGTCCAAAATCCTTCAAGTTCTTTTGCGCAAAATTCTTGTTGAACTTTGATTTTACCTACAGTGATGGTTCTCTTTGAGAAGCCAGTCTTACCTGATGCGTTGAACGCACAAGCAGTGTCAGCTTGGTAAAATAATTCAGTAGTGATGTAGTGCAAATCAGCGGTACTTTTAATACCAGTTTGTTTAGCGAAAGTTGCTCCTGTCTTTCCTTCGTAGAAAGAACGGATAAGCAATTCAAGTGATTGGTCATTTACGACTGCTGGAAGACCAGTAGTATCGTAGGCGAATTTTTTAAGTTTCATCTTATTTTATTTATTTTATTTTGTTTAATATTTCAGTTAATCTTGAGAATTGAGTTGCGCTTACTGATGCTGATTTTCTTTTTGCATCATTGCTTACTACCTCAACTTCTTCGGTCTTAGCAAGGATTCCAACTGCGCTAAATAATGCGGTTGTCTTTGCGTTTAGTGTTTCAATCTCTTGAGCGTACTTTGAGTGGATGTCAGCGATTTGATTGTTGAAGTCATTTGCCTGAGCTTCCAATGCTTCGTTTACCTTTGACATTAATGCTTCGTCATTCAACGGGCTTTCCTCTTCAAGGCTTGATACCTCTTCGATTACGCCACCCATTACAGTGATAACAACATTACCTTCTAAAGTGTGTTGTCCATCGGGAGCAGGAACTTCGCTTCCGTCAGGTAAAACTAAAGTAACTGTTTCGCCAACTGCAATAGTACCTTTTACAATTCCGCTTCCGTCAAGTAAGCTTGTCTCTACGAACTCAATCGCAGGAGCAGGGGTTTCTTCACTAAAAACTTTCTTAAGTTGATTAGTTAGGTCTTCTCCCAAGACCTTTTTTAATTTATTAAATTCCATATTATTGATGATTTTATTTTTGATGTCTTCGTATTCTTTTTGCTCGGCTTCATCCACTTTCTTATCATTGAAGTAACCCTCAACCGAGAATCCTCTTATCTCTCCACTCTTTGCCATGTCCCACACCGCATTGTCTTCGATTTTAACATACCCAAACCATGAGCCGTCAGGTGCAGGAGTGAAGTTTTCAGGTGTTTTCATCCCTAATTTGCTATCTATTATAAAGTGAGATAACAAATAAGCACCTTTAACGGGTAGATTGTCATCGTGATTAAGGTTAAAAGACAAAGGTTTGCCACTCTTAGCAAGTTTATTTACGATTCTTGCGATGCTTTCGGCAGTAAATTTTACATAATACTCAGTCCCGTCTTCGTCTTTGCGGTAAATAGGTTGTTCGGCTATCATTAAAAACCCCCCCAATATCTTCTTTTCCTCATCAACTACAGTAAACTTATGTTCGATTGCAGGTTCTTCAGCTGAAAAGGTGTGCCAGTTACGTTCAATGGCGGGTTGCAAAACTAAGCCAACTGCGAATACTGAGGTTTCATCCTCCAAGTTCTCGTCAATGTCCAAAACATATAAAGGTAGCTTCATTGATTATATAATATTTATTTAATAGTAAGATACAATATAGAGTTAAATCAAAGTTGCGTTATGCCTTATCCTGGCAACCCTACCTTGAGAATCGGTTATGTCTTTTTCTAAAACATAGACTCTTTGATTAGGATTCATAGCAGGTCGGTTGCTTTCAAACTTATCCATTCTCGGTGGTTGACTTGAAATAGAACCACCACCACCACCACCGCCTCCACTCGGTGCGGATGTTGAACCACCACCACCTAACAAACTCTTTGCTTTACTTGCCGCCCCTAATACCGCAGCGACTTGAGAAGCATAAAACACTGGCATAGTTAAGGCAGCCGCAGGGCCAGACAAACCGATTGCAGATTGCTGAGCAATTCTCAAACCTTGTATAAATCCTAATGCGGTGTCCGTTGCTATTTGTGCTAAGGCCAAAGCTTTGCCTGCATTGGTATTTTTAAACTGTTGACCTAACGCCAATTCGCCTAAAGCATTTAAGGCTAAGTAAGAATCATTAACGATTGACAACTTTGCATCTTCAATAGCTTTTCGGTCGGCTAAAGCTTGAGCATCGGCTTGTTTTTTATCTTCTGCTATTTTTTTGTCATTTGCTGCGGTCTTTTCTACTTCTTCTTTTCTATACTTATCCGAAATCGCAGTTATCTCAATAGTTTTTTGTTTTAATAAAGCCGCTTCTAACTCTGCATTACCTTTAGCCAGTTGCATTTTAGAATTGTATGAATTATTTAATTCTTGTATTTCTTTGTCCCTTGCAGACATTCCATTTAATGCTTCTTTTTTACTTAGTTCAATAATTAACTCAGTTAGTTCTTGTTGCTTTTTTAGTTTATCTGCATCAAATTCTTCCCTTGCTTTTTTTTCTTTTTCTGCTAATGCTTGTTTGTTTTTTAAGGCTTCTTCATTACCTTTCTTTTCATCTTTTTTTCTTTCTTGTTCGTCCTTACCAATTATTTGGTTTTCAGTTTCAATTTTCCTTGCTTCTTCAATTTTTTGATTTGCAATATCAGTAAAAGTTTTTGCCTCTTCTTTTAATGTTTTTTGCCTTGCTATAGTTCCGTCAGCTTGTGCAATACTTTGGTCGGCTTGGAAAGATATAAAACCATTTCTTAAACCACCTATAACATTTAAAGTTTTTTGCCCAAATGAAATATTATCTTCCATCGATGCAGTAACTTGTTCTACACCTAATTTACTTGCTTCATTTAAAAGTGCAGTTGCTTCCGCCCTTAATAAACTTGACTTAATAAATGCTTCAGTTTTTTCCCTAAATATTTTCTCTGCTTCGTTTACATTACGAGCAACTCCGAGAGTTTCACCAAAGTTCTTATTATATTCATACAATGCCTCCTTTTTACTTATTACACCTTTTCTTGCAAGGTCAAAACTAGTAGACATTAAGGAAATACTTTTAGTGACCTCAGCCATATCGCCAAGACCTTCCTTCATTACTTTGTTATATTTTTCCTCCTCTTCACTTACGCCACTTGTAACCTTAGCGAGTTTTTCTAATCCATAAATCAAAGCAGTAACTAATATTGCAATGCCACCTAAAACAGAGGCTTTCATTGCATTGTTCATTTTAGTCCACGCCCCACCCAATAAGTTAGTACTTAAAGCGCTCTCTTTGTTTAAAGTATTTGCAACCGCCTGAATCCCTGCAAGAGCTGACATAGCACCTTGAAGCTTAACCATTGTTTTTTGCAAGTCCTCATTCTCATCTCCAAGCATAGCCGCCACACCTTGAACCGCAGCAAACCCACCGACCAAACCTTGAGCAGCCGACATCAAAGCATCTAATTTCTGACTGTCACTTGCTAAGTTTTTTACTCTTTGACTTACATCACCAATTCGGTCTTCAAGTTCTCCTGCTTCTATTGCAAGTTTATTAAAAGCTTGGGAATCTAAAGTTCCTGAAGCCAATAAAGTCTTCATCTCTTTTAGCTGAGCCTTCAGACTCTTGGTCTTGTTCTCTACTTGCTCTACACTTTCGCCACCTTTGATGACTAAGTCGACTTCTATTTTAGTTTTTGCCATTTTAAATTTGTTGTAATGTTATAATTACCGATGGGGTCGCAGGTGTACTTGGACTTGCGATTAAAGGGATAGTTTCTATTGATACATCCGTTGATGTGGTATTCCACACTAACTCAATATAATCATTAGCATTTATTGATAATAAAAAATTAACCGTTATAATAAGTCCCCCATGCTTACTACCATGTTTTTCAAGCATTGAAGTATGACTATTTGAGTTTGCAAGGTTACTTCCGTTTTTTCTTAAAAATATATTTGCATCCTGAATCTGCGCTGATTGATTCACTAACTGAACGCTAAAAGTAATATTGTATATTCCTGAATTAGCAATTACTATTCGTGAGCTTGGACTACCTAAGGAAATTCCGTTGCTTAAATCAGTATTAGTGAATGTGATTTCATAATTTGTGTTAGCTATTGCGACAAGTTGAACGCTTTCATCGTGGAACGCTCCGTATTTCTTTGCACTTGTATATTGAATACCATCAATGTAGGTAACGTGACTCTCAGCGATTGTCAAATTACTCGTATTAATCAACATCACATCGGTAATGCCTGGTAAGATAATATTGTTATCCCCTGCAATCATTACGTTAGAGTTGTCGCCCCCTAAGTTATTGCCTTTGCCCGTTACAACTATGCCGACTGTATTATCGTTTATTACATTGCCACCGGTTGCAAGGATGCCTTTCTTAATTACTCCTGAGGTTGTATTATATCCACCGTCTTTCTCGCCTTGTCCATTGCCTCCGTTTGTTTGTAAGATAGTAGGAACGAAAGCATCTTGGTAAGCGAACTTTAAAAGTTTACATAGAGTGGTTGAGTTACCGTTCGGGTCATAGTCTTGAACACTTAACAAACGATAAGCGTTGTCCTTTATCCAATAAGTCTTACGAAAGTCTAAGTTAGCAATGTCATTCGGTCTCAAATTAAAGTAAGCTTCAATCAACTTAGAATCCTTATTACCTATTTGCTCCCACTGTGACTTATGGAATTGGTTGTAAAGGTTGTTGTCCGTTGTAGTAACTCCATTTGAGTTAGGAGTTAGATAATAATAAAAATCTTGTATGTCAAACGCAAGGTCATAGTTTGGAGCGGTCAAGTCATCGATGTGTCCAGCGTATGGATAAGTTGTGTAATCGGTTGCCGTTGTATTATTGTAGTTCCAATATCTTAAACGCCCTGACTTCATTCCACCAAAATAAGCAATAATCGGTTTAGGACTTTTCTCCTGACTCATTGCATCAAAGATTGTCAGCATCATTACATTTTGGTCATCATCCTTTTTTAACGGTATTAAACAAAAAGGTATTTCAACTTTCTTAGTTTCCTTTACAAACTCATTGTCAAATATTAAGTCTCTATAACCAAAATTAAATGATGTGGCTTGTTTAAAGTCTTTGTTTGTATCGTCCCCGTTATCTGCATAAGTAAAAACTAACTCTTTATTCTCTAATAGTCCCTGAGGCTTAATAGTAAAATCTTTTGAGGTATCTAATAAGTTAGTCCAATCAACTATATCGGATGTATAATAAGTATCTCTCGGCTCAATAACAACTCCATTCTCGTATATCGGACTCATGTAAAGATTGAACATCTTTATAATTGCCATTAAAAAATCAGTTTGTTTTATGTTCGGGAGTATTCTTGCAATAGGGAAAGTTTGGTTATACTCTATTTGCCCATCAACATATTGTTTATACGAGTTTGTTGTGTTTAATAACCTTAAATTTGTGATGTAACTATTGTCAATGTTTCCAAAATAAAAGAAGTTACCTATACAAAAACGAACTTCATCCCCTGCCAATAGTTCAGCTGAATCAACATCAATTTTAAAAGCATAGTTTTGAGGAGATGCAGAAAAAATAGAAAGCATATCTTGTCCTATTATCTGATAATTAGAACCACTTTTTTTTATTGCGTATAAATACAAATCTCCAAATGCTGAGTTTGTAACTTCTAAAGTTCCTGAAACCTCAAAGTTAGTATATCCGTTTACAAGCTTAGTGAATGTTCCTGTAGTTGCATTGTATTGAGCTAAAGGGTCTGAACCAGTTATGTTATATTGAAAAGCATTTGCATAAATTAAACTTAAGTTTCCTGCATTTGCAGTTGATACTATGCCTATGGTTTGATTTGTAGACCTTGTTGCTTCAACTATACTATTGTCTTTCTCGGATTGGTTGAATTGAAACTTAGCGACATCGCATTCAAGTATTAACTTTTTAAATTGTGTTGTATTAAAAAAAGTTGCAATCTCCAAAGGGACTTGAGCCTCATTAAAGATTGCATCAACTAAATGCTTAACATAAATAAACGGTTTAAAGGCGTTGTAGTTATAACTTAAATTTGAACTTGCGTCAGTGTTTCTTCCATACTTACTCACTCCCCTATCTAACATAGGATAAGTTAGTTTAATTGTCGGGTCAAAGGTTGCAGTCCAACTATTAACAATCTCAGTATCGTTCCAAGTCGCAGTGCCTAAAGTTGTCAGGTCATTTAAAGTCTTATCGGTTAGCTTAGAAAATATGTCAATGTTCTTACCGTAGATAGTTATCGAGTAAGTTACTTGGTCATTGTTTAAAATCTTAATCTCGTTAAGCTGACAGTAACCGCTTATTTGTTGCAGGGTGTCTTGGTAGTAAATACAACTCGCCTTCTTGCTTGGGTTGAAGTCGGGGTTGAGTTGGTCAGTATTCCGAATTGAGAACGATACATCGAACAAAGACTTAAAAACAAAATCGTTTAACTTGCTTCCAGGTATGTCGACCGACTTACTAAAGTCACTTTGCCTTTTACTTGGGTCATCTATGTTGTAGACTTCCTTAGTGATGTTGATGTCAAGGTCTTCAATCGTATCTATTGAATAACCTCCTATAACGAGTTCATTACGCATTACAATCTTTGTCTTTTAGTGTCCGCACTCAATTCCACTTCCATACTTATATTGATTAACTTGTCTTTAATCGTTGACTTAGCCTGGTATTCCGTTGTAAGAATGTTGACCGCCACAAATTGACCGTCTATAATCATATAAATCAAAGGACTTTGAACTAACTCTTTAAGCCAAAGACTTGTTTCGCTATTCACATAAC